ACTAAAGGATGTGTATGCTCTTGCAAAAAATTTTTAGTAAAGGAGGGTGCTTGTGTTTTCTTCGTTCGTTCGTATTCTAAGCCAAGTTTATCAAAAACTTTGGCAATGCTTCTTGCAGCCCATATTTGAGGCTCTATTCCTGTTTCTTTTTTTACTTTTAGGAGTAATGTTTCTTCTTGTGATGCTAGCTCTTTCTTTAGTGTATGAGCTTTTTGAACGTCCACCCGAACACCCTTAATTTTCATCTCAATTAAACCAGGAAATAATTGTGTTTCCAAATCAAATACTTTTGTTAAATCTTGGGATTTAATTTCTGTGGATAATTTTTTAAAAAGTTTTAACGTTAATTCAGCATCTTGTTCTGCATAGGACCCTACATACATGTCGGGTAGTTTCCACATTTCAGCTTTAGGATCTACTCCGGCACTAAATGCAGCTTCTTTTAATGCTGTCTCATCTTTTACTTCTCCTAAATATTCATAAGAAATACTATTTAAAGAATAAGAAAATTTATTTTCATCAACTAAAGCTGCCATAACCATAGTATCTACAATGTGTCCATTAATTTTAACACCGTAAGCTTTTAACCAGCACACATCATACATTGCATTATGAAATATTTTAGTGGCAGGTAAGGCACAGACATTTTTAATCCAACTCATAACACTAACTTCGTCAAAATGATTTTGTTCTAAATGACCAAAAGAATAATAACCAGACCATCCTTCAACAGCTACAGCTATTCCTACAATTTCTCCTTCACCAATTAATGCGCCAGAGCCTCGTGTTTTTAGTCCCGGATCTCTCGTCTCTAAGTCAATTGCTATGTATTTATAATCTTTTAAATCCGGAAACGAAGTAGGACTGTTCCATTCTGTTTGAGCGGTGTACATTTATTTATTCTTCCATTCGTTATAGCCTTTGGCCCATTCGGTGGACTTCCGTTCTTTCGTTTGTCTTCTTGATTCTTTATAAGATTCTGCTAATTCTTTTTTTTCTTTTTCAGCTTCTTCTAAAAAATCTTTTTCTTCTGGATAATCTCTATCAATTGCCATTTGACAGTAGTGAATTGCTTTTTCCAAATCTTGTTTTTGTCCTTTCTGTTTGTGTCTGCACAAATATTTTATAGCGTTTCCTTCTGCGAAAGGCAAATTATTTTTGTTTATAAACTCACTCGGCTGAATTTTCATAGACGAGTAATGAGATCCTCCGATTTGTTTTTTATATACGTCGCTCATAATATTATAAATATCCAAATTGAAGTCATCGCTGTTAAAAATAATAAATCCATTGCTGCGGGGCTCATACTATTGGTTCTCCTATTGTGTAGTAATGTGAGGTTAGGGGTGCTAAAATATATAATCTTTGCATTGCTCTTGTTACACCAACAAAAAATAATCTATGTGTCGAGTCTGGATCGTCCAATGCTTTTTGAGATAACATTTCTGATTGTGTTTCTGTTCCATAATCCATACACAAAACAATGTTTTCTCTTTCCCTACCTTTTGCTCCATGTATTGTAGATAATTCTATTCTTGAATCTGTTGATAAATCATCTCCACTTTTTAAAATACTTTTTATATAGTTTTTTGTGTCTTCTTCAAAACTAAGTTGCTGCCAATCGCCCTCAATTAATAACCCATGATCTTTTTTTAAAATGTTTAAAGAAACCATCTCGTCACCTATTAATGTTTTACCACTAGAAAATCCGTACTTAACATGTCCCTTATTATAATTTAAATATTGCCATATTTTTTTAGCGTTCTCTGTTGCAATCAACTCACCGTTATTTAGTTTAATCCAAAATCGATAAGCCTCTAGTACGCTATTAGGTAAAATACTGTTACTTTTACCAAATATTCTTAGACCTGTTCTGTAGAAATATTCAGAAAATTCTTTTAATAATTTATTTGTTTTTGCCAATACCATCCATTCACCTTTAGTAAAATCTAAATTTGATAAAAGACAGTTTGTTATAAATTCTCCTTCTTCATCTTTTGCGTACCAATTTTTTTCAACTCGCTTAGAAATGTTGGGTAATATTTTTAGTGCTTGTCTATGGACAGCTTTTGGAACCCTATAAGATTTTTCTTGATCGTCTCTTTCCCCAGGTAAATCTATAAAAATATCAGAACTTGCACCTTGAAAATCATAAATTGTTTGATCATCATCGCCCGCAATGTAAGATCTTTTACATTGAGCCTCAATGTGAAAGTACATTCTCCATTGTGAAGGGTTTAGATCTTGGGCTTCGTCAAGAAAGATTGCATCGAGATTAAGATGTTTTTCTTTGTCAACAAATAACTTAATCATGTCAGCAAACTCAACCATGTTATTCTTTTCTTTATAGTATTCTATGTCGTGTTCTAATTGCTGAACACGGTATATATCCACAGAACCTTCATGATAATTTAAAGCTAAACATGCTTCCTCTAAGCTAATCAATTTAGCTCGTGCAAAATTTATTACTTGCAGATTTTTATCTTGATGTATAGTGGCTCCAGATTCGTTAATAAAAGTATCAAAATTTATATCGGAATAAACAGGATATACATTTTTAAATTGTTTCCATTTCTTACCTTTTAATAATTTTTCTTTAGTGTTGATACCCAATTCTTTTGTACCCATTCCATGTAATGTAGAAATATATAAAAGTTCTGTTCCAGGGAAAACGGTTTGAATTTTTTTGGCACCATCTAATGCTGCAGCCTTACTAAACGTTACGTAAGCTATTCTCTGTGGATTTGTATGTAAGTTATTAATTTCTTCATTCAAATAATGGTGTACTAATCTATGGGTTTTACCTGTACCTGGTGGTCCCATTATTTTTTTTCTAATTACTGCCATGGTTCTTTCTCCATTTCATATTTTTTTATATTAGGTTTATCTAGCTTAACATGAGGCATCTCTAATACTCTATGTGTTTTACCATCTATTTTTGGGCTAACTTCTTTTGCACCAAATAATTCTTGTAACATTCTCATAGTTTTTTGTTTTGGGTAAGTCTTGTCGGCCCAAGATTTAGTTCTTAATAAATATTTCCAAAAGTTTGAAAACTTAAACATTGTAGTTCCGCTTTTATCTGTAAAAGCAACACCTCTTAAAATATCGTCTTTGTCTCTACCTGGAGTCCTATTTATATAATCTGCTAAAATATCTGTAAGTTGAACTCTGATTTTAGAAGATTCTGGAGCTGGTACTGATGTAGCTTTAGCAGTTAATTTTATTAATGCTTTTCTCCATGCATGTTTTGGAATAGGCATTAAAGGTTTTCCAATCTGTTCCATACACGCCACTGAAAATTTTTCAGCGTCATGAAGTGTTGCACCATCAACTTCTACTGTGGGTCCATCTAAAGAAACAAACCAAATAGGTGGATCTGATTCATATTTTCTAATTTCTGTAATTTCTGGTGTTGGACCATCTTCCCCTATACCAAATTCTCTTGTTGCACATTTTTTAGCATCACAAAAACTACATATAGGCTCATCTTTACATTTGTAACGATAGTCTTTACTATTTAAAGATTTTTTTAATACATTAATTTCATTAGCACCTAATGGAGGTTTCATAAACTCTTTGTCATATATATGCATATGACCTTGCCACTCATCATTTTCCGGATAGCGTTTTTTAAGATAAACACCTACATTGTACATACAATTGTTTCTTTGCCCGTTTGGTACACCATCACTTAAAAGTGTAACTAAACATGGCGACATACCTTTAAAAAAATCAATAGCTTCTTTTTTATTAGAAATTACAAAATTAGTTAACTCTTCTTCCGTCATAGACATGGCTTCATGGTAATAAAAAAATTCTTGTAAAGACATTTTAAAACCCTGAGAATTAAACGCATACCGTACAGATTTTTCAGAATTATGATAAGGAAGATTTAAAAAACTACCTGTATCTCCTCTTGCTATATTAATATAATCTTGTTTAGGATATATTTCTGCTCTCGCATGACCTATTGCAGAAGCAATCATTTTTAATTTTGCTCTCATAACTATCGCTGGAACAAAAGTTTTTGTAAACATAAAAATATGTGCCCCACCAGATTTAGAACGAAATACGATTGCTTTAATATTTTTTCTTTTCAAAATATCAATAAATTCTTTATGATTTACAGGGTATTTATCAACATCTATACATCCCCATTTACATTTATTTTCTTTATTAATTGGAATTATGCCAAGACCTGGATCTTTTCCATCAAGGTGATCTTGCCAAAGACTTTCTATAGGTGTCTTTGTTATTGTAAAAGACTTAGTTACATTTTTACCTTTTTCATTAATCTCATCACTTTTTTTAGTAATGCCGTAGGCAATGTCGAGTCCTTCAAATATATTTATAAATTTTTCTAAATCTTTCATAGTATTTTTTTGTTAACTGTGGGCGATCTCCGTCTCCATCAACCGCCCACTATCTACACTACTTGCTAGCTAAACTAGTGTAAAATTTCTTAGCACGTTCATATAAAGCAGGATCTTCGACTTTACCAACTTGTACAACATTATAACCATACCATTGATTACCTTTGCCAGAATTTAAAACTGAACTTAGTTTATAACTGTGGCTAAAAGACGATGGGTTATATGGACCATCTTTACCTTCAAAAGTAATAGACAGCATCATAGAGTTCCATCCTCTGCTTATTTTACCTTGAGATGAACTCATAGATATTAAAGCTTGTTCAACAGAACCTTCACTGACAATCAACACATAGTGTTGGCCAACAGTTAAGATGTAATGCCCATTTTCCAGTCTATCTTTACCGGATCCATCTTTGGTTGTTTTTGATAGAATATCAGAGTCAGCTGAATAAATGTTTTCTGGTCTATTAGAACCAGTTCCAAAATCAGCCCATTCTTGATACTCTAGTTTATAATGACAAGGAATAACATTTATTCCTTCTGCTCCATTATATAGTTTTTTTGTAACTATATTCAAAAACATTCCAGGTTCCGCACCTTCAACATAATTTTGATTACGTCTTTGTGCTTCTCCTGAGCCATTTTGTAAAAGTTTTAAAATAGGCAAAGCCAAACTTACTGTCTTTACATTTTCAAAACCTGCAGCAGCATCCTCTTCAAACAATATTGATGAAGGCAATCCTGCTTCTTTTTTTATCGCTACTTGCTTCTCGTCACTCATATTTATCTCCGTGTTATTTTTGTACGGTTACCTGCGTAAGTTTTAAATAAGTCAGAGGGCATCTCTCGTCCAGCTTCAAGACGCTCTCTAACTACTGCTTTAAGTGTCTGGGGATGAACGCCAATTTTCTGGACGGGTTCATATCCCTGACCTTGTGCAAGGTCTGCGTAAACGCTCGCCTTGTTGTCTTCGCC